AGAACTGAACAAAACAATCTTTACATTGATGCTTGATGAATCTTCTTTGATTCAGAATACAGCTGCAAAGCAAACAAAACAAGGTGTTATGAAATTACAACCACAGTTTGTGGTCCTTCTTTCGGGAACACCAACGGCGGGAAAATATGAAAACCTTTGGTCACAAATTCATCTGCTTGGATGGAAGATTTCAGAAGATGTTTACAATAGACAATATGTCAATTGGACAAAGATTGACATGGGTGGTTTTTTTCACAAAATAGTGGACAAGGAAAATCCATATAAGAATGTTGAAAGATTAAAATCTAAATTGCGTGAACATGGAGCAGTATTTATGAAAACAGAAGAATGTTTTGACCTTCCTGAACAGACCTTCATTAAACAGTTTGTCCCAACTTCTAAAGAATATAGGAAGTTTATGAAAGACTCTATTATTACTGTTGATGACAAGGAATTAGTTGGTGATACTACATTGACTAAAAGACTTTATGCAAGACAGTTGTGTGGTCAATACAGTGAATATAAGCTACAAGCATTTAAGGAATTGGTAGAAAGTACACAAGACAGATTGATTGTGTTTTATAACTTTACTGCTGAACTTGATGCTCTAAGTGAAATAGCTTGTGATTGTAATCGTAAGTTTTCATTAGTCAATGGTTATGATAAACAACTTGATAATTATGATAAGTATGATAATTCAATTACTTTCATTCAATATCAGGCAGGTGCAATGGGTTTAAATCTTCAAAAAGCAAATAAAGTTATATATTTCACACTGACTGACAAGTCAGAACTATTTGAACAATCAAAGAAAAGAATTCACAGAATTGGTCAAGAACAACCTTGTTTCTATTACATTTTGATGTGCAAAAACAGTGTTGAAGAAAATATTTTACAAGCATTAGAAATGCGAAGGGATTTTACTGATGAATTATTTAAAGAAATTAATCAGTAGTAAATTATTGGAGGAAACTTTATGAGAAAACAAAAGCAAAAAAAGGTTGTAAAAAGAAGATTTTTATTGTTTACAACAACAGTTCTTATATTAGGAGGACTAATTGGAGGAATTACATATAGTGATAAGAAAAAAGTAAAATTGCAAAATGATTATATTATGCAAAATGTTAATCATTTTGGTGCGTATGATGGAACTGTTTTTACACACGAAGTGTCAACAGACTGGTCAGGTGATGAATATAAATTTACACCACTTAATTGTAAACTTGATGAAGAAACACAAAAATTTACTTTTTACTTATGCAAAGGATATAACATTGATTGGACATTAGTTATGGCTTTGATGCAGAAGGAATCTTCTTTTAATGCTGATATTATCAGTTCTACAGGTGATTATGGTTTAATGCAGATTAATAAGGTAAATCATACATGGTTGACAGAAACTATAGGTGTAACTGATTTTTTAGATAAAGAACAGAATATCAGAGCTGGTTTATTTGTTTTAAGAAAGTTATTTGAAGAATATACAGACCCAAAGCTTGTTTTAATGGCATACAATATGGGGTCTAACGGTGCAGAAACACTTTGGAATAAAGGAATATATACAACACCTTATACAGAAGACATTATTAAATATCAAACAGAATTTAACAAACAACTCGAAGAAAGGAATAGTGGAAATAATGAAAAAATGTAAACAGGCACTAAATGATAACACATGTGACAAGGACTGTTGCTGCTATTATTGTGAAGATTTTGAAACATGTGAACATGCTTGCAGTAACTTTGATGACAAGGAAGAACTTGAACAGAATGGTTGTGAAGAACAGTTTGATGAAGAAACTGCATTACAAGAATTCAATAATGATTCAAATGCTCTTGCTATAATGCAACAAATTTCAATAATTAGTAAGAAGAAAAAAGAACTTGAAGAAAATGAAAAAGAAGTCCGAAAAGCCCTTGAAGCTGCAATGGCTCAATTTGGAATTAAGTCATTTGAAAATGATATTTTAAAAGTTGTATATGTTGCACCAACTACTAAAACAACTATTGATTCAAAAGCATTAAAAAAGGATAAACCTGATATTTATGAACAATACACAAAGACATCAAATGTCAAAGCATCTGTCAGAATCACAGTTAAAGACTGATGAAGTGACTTGCAAGGATTATAAACAGTGGAAATGGTGCAGTGAAAGGTCTAGGGAATATCCTTGTATATATTTCAAAAGAAAGAAGGTGAGTAAAAATGGCAGCTGAAAAGAATTTTGAAAACAAAATTAAAGTTTTTTTGAAAGATAATGGGTGTTGGTTTTTGAAATATTGGGGTGGTGCAGCTTATACAAAATCTGGTATTCCTGACCTTCTTGCTTGTTGTAATGGTCGCTTTTTAGGGATTGAAGTCAAAGCACCACATGGAAAACCAAGTGAATTACAGCTTTACAATCTAAAAAAGATAGATGAAGCAGGTGGCTTTGGAATTCTTCTTTATCCAAAAGATTTTGATTTATTTAAAAATTTTATGGACAACCTTATTCAAGGAAATGTGGAAAACACAAGATACAATTATAAAATCTTGAAAGGAAGGTGGTCAAATTGATTGTATCACACAGTAGGGTGGAAACTTTTGAATCTTGTCCATATCGTTATGATTTGAAATATAATCAAGGAATTAAAACCATTCCACCTGATAATGCAGATAACGCATTATTTCTTGGAACAGCACTTCATACTGGACTAGAAAAAGATATTCAAACAGCAATTCACG